ATGGAACACGACAGATTTATTAAATTTTTGATGGACTACTTTGGTGACAGTGGTCTAAAAAGCCGGAACTACAGTTATAGTCTCGGATCACCCTTTGTTACTGTTTATTACACAACAAATCTTGACGACAATCCAACAGAAACCACTGAGTATTTAGAAAAGTTGTTAGAAAGTGCAATCAAGACTGAAAATTATGAGCTTGCAATTAAAATAAGGGATAAGCTCGCAAAATCAAATAATCCGGAAATTGATTCTTTGAAAGAGGAACTTGAATCTGCGGTTAAAGAGCAAAATTTTGAACGAGCGATAGAACTAAGGGATAAGATCGCAAATCTAACAAATAAAGCGCACAAATAGTGCGCTTTTCTTTTATAATGAAATAATTATATAGTATGGGTATAGTTAGTGAAGAATATTCTGGAACATCTATTATAACCACAATTAACTCATCAAATATTGATAATTGTGTTTATGATACCAGAGACAGCAAATTATCTGTTAAGTTTAAAAATGGGGTTATTTATGAATATTATAATGTACCTCACCATATTTTTACTAAGTTTAGATTTTCTGAATCGCAAGGCAAATATTTATCTACAGTAATTGCTAAGACTTATAATTATAAAAAATTAGTTATTGAAGATAATGGAGAAGATAATACAAAGCTTTGAGCCAAAAAAAGAACTAAACCCCAAAATTTGGGATAATCAGAAAGGTGATGGCCGCCCCACATTAAAACCAGAAATAAGAGAAAATTTACTGGCAACAGCAAATAGCTTTATAGACTTTCTAGAACTAGATTTATTTATCGATGATGCGGTAATAACAGGATCGATATGTAATTATACCTGGTCGGAATATTCTGATATTGATATTCACTTAATAATCGATATATCGCAATTCCCTGAAGACATCCAGGACTTATATAAAAAAATTTTTTCACTTAAAAGGCTATTGTTTAATAAAGAATATAACATAAAAGTAAAAAATCATGACGTTGAAGTTTACGCTCAAGAAAAAGCTGAAAAGCATGAGAGTCCTGCGATATTTTCTTTAGTTAAAGATGAGTGGGTTAAATTTCCTAAAAAGGAGCCACTAAATGTGAATACCAAAGAAGTACTCGAAAAGGCAAATAATCTTATGAAATATATCGACACAATCTTGAGTAATTACGAAGAAGATGATTTAGATACCATAAAAAAAATAACGGGAAAAGTTAAAGAAAAATTATCTAAATATAGAAAATCAGGTTTATCAACAAAAGGCGAACTTTCATTAGAAAATTTGGTATATAAAATATTGAGACGTAAAGGTTATCTTGATAAATTATATGATTTTGATAAAAAAATTGCAGGAAAAAGATTTACTGTAGAGCAACATTCTTGGTAATATTACAACATTCAATATATTTATATATAAATATTATAAAAATGGCAGCAAATAACGTAAAAGTTGGAGATAAATTTGAGATTAATTTTACTGGAGCATCATCTTTGCAAGGTATAAGATATGAAGTTTATCACGTTACAGAAAAAACTAATTATATTCCTGTTTCAGACGTATTGGTTTTTTTAAAATTAATTAGTAAAGATGGCTTTAATAAAGGTGCTAAACTTAATGATATAGTTCCTTTAGAACATTTAGACATTTTTTATAAACCAGTTACTACACGTAGTGCATAATAATTTTAAATAAATTAAAAAATGCCAACAACATACTCAGCAGGAACATACGATGCACAAATTTGTGAAGTATGTGACACAACAACAGAATTTAGAACAGATACCCCGCACCCATCATATACAAATGAAAAGGGGGATGTTGTTATTCAAACAACTATGGTTACAGCCGGAGGATTTAACGGCCTAAATAATTAAAATATAAATAAAAAATAATGGCAGATTTAAGACCACTAGGTAGCGAAAAATTACAAGGCGTCGATAAGTTAAAAAGAATTATCGAAATTGCTACATATAACGATAAAAGAGTAGCTCCTGTAAATGAAAATAAAAATAGCGATTATAGTATTCGTTTAGCTGACGGTAATACTTACCATATTGTTAAAGAAAGAAATGGTTATATTATTAAACATAATATAACTGAATCTGTTATTGGGTATATCGAACCAATAGAGGAAAGAAAATATTATGAGTCTTATTCGAAAGCATTGAATAGATTAAATATTATTGCTAAAGAGTTAAACTCTCTTTATGGAAACAATGAAGGCACTAGCTTGTTTTATGAGCAAAAAAGATACACTCTAAAAACACCTAAACCTAAAATGCCTATGGATGATGTTGAAAATGTTCCTCTTCCGGCAGATCCTGGTATGGATGCTCAAGCACCACCACCGCCTCCACCTGATATGGGTGGTATGGATCAGTCTGGTATGGGAGCAGGTGCTCCTCCACCACCACCTCCACCTATGGGGGGTGACGCAAGTGGTGCACCAGAAGCGGTTAAAATTCCTACCCCATCTGACGATGAATTCGGAGGGTATGATAACGAAGAAGATTTTGATTTTGGAGGCGAAGGTTCTGCCGATGAATTTGATTTTGGAGGCGAAGATGAGGGAGAAGAAGGTTATGGTAACGTTACTTTCAAAACAATAGAAAAACTAACCGGTAAACTAAGCCAAAAATTAAGATCATATGGTGACGATAATGAAATGACATCTAAAGATATTAAGTATGTCGTTAATTCGATATTATCTGCTGTTGATTTGTCGATATTAGATGAAGAAGACCTTGATGATATTATGTCAAAGTTTGATATGGAACCTGAAGGTGAGTTTGATTCAGACGAATTTGGTGGTTATGAAGATGAAGAATCTGAGCCAAATGAATTTGATTTTGAAGATCAAAGTTATGATGGTGGTTATGGTGAACCTATGGGTGATATGCCACCACCACCCCCACCACCCCCACCTCCAGGTGGTTCTATGCCGCCTAGTTTAGGTGAATCAACTTGGGGTGATTTTGCGGATGATGTTATTAAAAACACGGCGTTAAAATATATGAATAAAAAAGCCATAAATAACGAGAGTAAATATTTAACAGATAATTTAGTAGAGAATACATTGTCAAGTTATTTCATGGAAAGTGTTGATGAGAGGAGATACAATAAAAAAGTTTTACAAGACCGTTATTCATCAGTATTAAAAGAAATAAATAAATTTTCTGAAAATGATTTACAGCGTGAATCTGCAACAAAATTTGCGTTTAGAAATAGTGATGCCAAATTAATAGGAAAATCAAATAAAAATAATTTGATTTTTGAACTTAATGGATCGCAATATAAGATAACACCAAAAGGTAGTGTTTTATGAGTTTATTGATTTTTGTTAATGGGTTAGGAACAAATTATAAAGGTGACAATATCTATGAGTTTATTTTTTCTGACACAATAGAAGATATTTGGGATGATTCTTGGGATCATAAACCATCGAATGGATATCCAAAACCTCCAGATATTGATTACATATCCAGTGTTGCAGTATTAAAAAATTTTGACATAGAATTAGAATTAATACAGAACTCAGATTTTTTTAGTATGTCAGATAGTATTGATGGTGTGATTGCTTTAGCTTGGGAAAAGGATAATGAAACCATTGATTTTAATAAAAAAACTAGACTTGTTTTTAGATATGGAGATACCTTTGAACAAGTTAGCGATAAACTCTACGAAAGAGATATAATTCTTGAATTAGAAAATAAATTACAACATGAAAACAAATAGGTATAGAAATTTGATTAATTTTGGGATCAGCCCAAAAACCCTAATGTCTCTTAGCGAATCGGAAATTAGAGCATTACATTCGTCTTTAATTGAAGCCTCAACTCAGGATCAAAGAATAAGACAAACCACATATACACCATCAGAAGTTACTGGATTAAAGAACAAAAATCAGGGTCTAAATGTTAATGGTGAGGTATCCTTAAAAAGCGATGGAAGTATGGTTGTAAACCAACGACTTGAAAGTGAATTACGTGAAAGTAGGAAAAAAGGTAAAAACCCCTGGGCTATATGCACGGCAGAAATGGGTAAACAATTTGGAACTCCCGACAGAAGCGAATGGACTAAAGCTCAAAAAGCTAAATATGAAAGATGTGTAAAAGGTGCTAAAGTCGCGATTAAAGAAGGTAGAGATCCATCTGAATTTATTCTAGAAAATAGAATAATGGAATTAGTTGACAAAAAGATAAATAATGCTAATGATTCTTTATCAAAAGGTGAACTATTAAGAATAATTGAAAGAAAAATGTCTAGAAGCGGGCCAGAAATCGCAGAACCTGAGGTTAAGCCAAAAACTAAGCCAAAACCAAAAGAAACTCCAGATAAACGTCCAAGCCCATTTAAGCCACCAAAGGAAGCACCAAGACCAAAACCTAAAGGTAAATCCCGACGTAATTGGAATATGTATGAGACTGAAGAAATTGCTGAACCTGAGGTTAAGCCAAAAACTACACCAAAGCCAAAGCAAAATCCGAAAGAAACTCCAAGCCCATTTAAACCGCCAAAAAAAGCCCCAAGGCCAAAACCTAAAGGTATGGGTGGAAGAAGAGAGATGAGAGAAAATAAACCATCAAAAGCTAATAATTTTGGATTACCTAGTTGGTTAACATTTAGATCATTAAACAAATTACGATAATGAAAAAACATATTAAAGAAGCTATTGACTATAGTGGCTTACGGCCTTCAGAAAGAATAGATAAAAAATCTGAAACTCGCTTACGTGATAAAAGTTTTCCGTTGGCTAGAAACAAAGCATTCCCTGATGTTAAACAAGGTGAAATTCCATCTAATTTTGCTGAATTACTCGCATCAGAATCTTTTAGAAATACGATACAAAAGCTAAAACAGTATACTGGATTAGAAGAAATTGATTCTTCACAAACAACTGTGTATACTTTATACAGTATATTTGCCAGATCATATCAAAAAATACTTGAAATTGAAAGTGAGCATAAAGAGTATTTAGAAGATCTAGCTGTAGATATTATTCAAAGAGAATTTGGAATTTCCTCTGATGATTTAGAGCTAAGGCCAGAACTTATAACAGGTGATGGTGTAATTCGTGATAAGATCGATTTTGAAGAAATAGAAATAAATAATGAAGAGGCTGTAACATATTTTTCTAATTCAAAAAAACATTCTGACGATTTACTTAGAAATGTTAAAGCGATAGACGATGCTACAGAAAATTTTAATCTGGAGGTAGAAAAACGTAGACTTGTTAATAGTATAATTCACGGAGCAGCTAGAAGAGGTGAAAATTTATTTCATTTGCTTAGAGATGAGTTAAATGCTATAGACCCTCAGCTATTTAATTTATATTGTATTGTAATGGCATACAATAGATATACGTACTGGATGTATGATATTGATCATTTACAGGACCTCATGTCTAATGGTGGATCATTTACAGGTATTGTTAAAGTTATTGACAAAGATGATGAAGAAGGCGGTGATGAAGGTGATGAAGGTGATGAAGGTGATGAAGAATATGCTAATGAAGGTTCTAATATTGCAGTTCATGCTAAAGCAACAATGTTTCCTGTCCTATTGCACGAATTAGTTAAAGGTGTTTACGATGTTTTAGGTATGTCCAGTTTACCTTTAGGTACTGCCGGAGAATTAGTTGTTAAGAAGGCTGATGATCCTAGAGCAGAAATATGGGATTTAAGACTAGGTGAAGAAATTTATAGTAGAATTATGAAAGCGTACCCTAAAGAACTTTTTGATGAACAAAAAAGGTATTTACAACACTTTCTAACTCAAAGATTTTTTTCATTGCCAGCTAATGAATTTTTAGCTTTAGCTAAATTGCTTTTAAGCGGGTCAGCATCTGGCGCAAATATGTTGCAATCTATGGTTAATGAAATCGTTGAAAATTTAAAACAATATGAATCGGCGGAAGATCCTGAAGAAAATAAATTCACGGGGTTTGATTTTGATGATGATGATGACGATTTAAGCTCTATATAAAATATGTCAATAACTAAAGAACATTACATATTAGAATATACTAAGTGCGTCAAGGATACTCCTTACGCACTTAGTACTTATTTACAGACATATGACAACACTGTTTCTAGATATGTTCCATTAGAATTATTTCCTGATCAAATATCATTAATAGAGGATTATGAAAATTACAATGAAAATATTGCATTAAAATATAGACAAGCCGGAGTTTCAACTGTTACAGCGGCTTGGGCTTCAAAAAAAATAGTTTTTGCATCAAAGAAAAAACCTGAAAAAATCCTTATTATCGCAAATAAATTAGAGACAGCGATTGAGATGTCAAATAAGGTTAAATCTTTTATATCTCAATGGCCAAAATGGATGGGTATTGATTTTTCAAAAGATAAGAATTCTCAGAGACATTATAAATTATCTAATGGATGCGAAGTAAAAGCTGTTGCAACGTCAAAAGACGCATTAAGAGGTTACACTCCAACAGTATTAATATTCGATGAGGCTGCGTATATTGAAGCTGACGGAGATTTTTGGTCTGCATGTATGGCATCACTTTCAACAGGTGGTAAAGTTATCGTAATCTCGACACCAAACGGTTATGACCCGATATACTATGAAATTTATGACCAGGCTCTCAGAAATATGAATAATTTCAAAATATCTGAGATGTTATGGTATAAAGATCCTAGATATACAAAAGATCTTAAATTATTGAAGATTGAAAACGCAATTAATTATATCCTAAATAAAGAAGATTATCCTGATATTGAAATAATTGAGTATTCTAGTGTACCTTATAAGGAACGTAATTTTGACGAAATTAAAGAAAAAATTTCAGATGGATTTAAACCTTATTCAACATGGTATGAAGGGATGATCCGAAAATTTAAGTTTGACAGGCGTAAAGTTTCTCAAGAATTAGAGTGTAACTTCTTAGGTTCTGGTGATAACGTCTTTGAATCTAATTTATTACAATCTGTCAGGCATAATATGATTCGTGAACCCATTAATAAGTTAATGGGTAACTCATTATGGTTATGGAAAGAGCCTGTTGCTGGCCATAGATATATTTTAGGATGTGATGTCTCTAGAGGTGACTCAGAAGACTTTACATCAATAGTTATTATTGATTTTGATGAAAGAGAACAGGTCGCGGAATACATTGGTAAGATACCTCCAGATGTTGCAGCAGAAATTGCCTATAAATGGGGTACTATGTATAGTGCTTTTATTGTTGTTGATATAACTGGTGGTATGGGTGTGTCAACATCTAGGAAATTACAAGAAATGGGTTATAGTGGCTTGTATGTTGATGGTATTGATTTTAGTAATAAATGGAAATATGACCCTAAAAGTTTGGACAAAATACCTGGAATAAACTTCAATAGCAAACGAGTTCAAATAATATCTGCATTCGAGGAAGCTATGCGTCATGGATTTAAGGTATACAGCACTCGCCTATTGAATGAAATGAATACATTTATATATATAAATGGGCGACCTGATCATCAAAAAGGCCATCACGATGATTTGATCATGGCAATATCTATGGCTATTTTTGTCGGCGAAAATTCTTTTACCAAACTTACTAAAGTTAACGAACAAACTAAAGCTATGATTGATTCTTGGCAAGTTACCGACAATCAATCAATATCTAAGAATATTGCCTTTAATCCTGTTTTACCTGTAGGAGCGATAAATCCTATGACCGCGCAAAACGAGGCGACAAAAAATGATTATATTAAATACAGTTGGTTATTTGGTGGTAAATATTAATATTTAAAAACCGAAAAATATGATTATATTTATATTTATAATTATAACATATTTAATATGGAAAATAACCAAGAAAAATTAACGATTTGGCAAAGACTATCACAAACATTCGGGCCAAATTCTCTTTTAAACCAGGATTACCCGGTTTACAAATACGATAAAAAAGAATTATTAAAGACAAAAGATAAAGATGAGTTTGAACTTGCTAAGTTACAAGCTCAGCAGACAATGTATTTGTCTGCACAGTGGACAAAGATAGAAAATAACCTATATACACAAGGTGTTTATTTTGAACCAACAAGGTTAGCTTCATATTATGATTATGAGTCAATGGAATACACTCCAGAAATTTCTGCGGCATTGGATATATATGGTGAAGAATCTACTACAGCGGATCAAAATGGTTTCATATTACAAATATATTCAGAATCTAAACGAATAAAATCAGTATTAACTGATTTATTTAATAATGCTTTAGATATTAATACAAATTTAGCAATGTGGACGAGAAACACATGCAAATATGGTGATAATTTTGTCTACCTAAAATTAGACCCAAATAAAGGTGTTGTTGGATGTTTTCAATTGCCAAATATTGAAATAGAAAGGATAGAAAAAAGTATGAAGGGTAAAGCTGCGTTGGACAACACAGGTACCGAACAGAAAGCTTTAAAATTTAGTTGGAAGAATAGAGACTTAGAGTTTAATACCTGGGAAATTGCGCATTTTAGATTACTTGGTGACGATCGTAAATTACCATATGGCACATCTATGTTAGAAAAGGCTAGAAGAATTTGGAAACAGCTATTGTTATCTGAAGATGCTATGTTAATTTATAGAACATCAAGAGCACCTGAAAGGAGAGTATTCAAAGTTTTTGTCGGTAACATGGATGATAAAGACGTCGAACCATATGTACAGCGTGTTGCCAATAAGTTTAAACGTGATCAAGTTGTTGACAACAAAACAGGTAATGTCGACTTGAGGTTTAATCAAATGGCTGTAGACCAGGATTATTTTATACCTGTTAGAGAGGCAAACGCTAGTAGTCCAATCGAAACTCTTGCAGGGGCTTCCAATTTATCAGAAATAGCTGATATTGAATACATTCAGAAAAAATTACTTACAGCATTACGTGTACCAAAAGCTTTCTTAGGATTTGAAGAAGTTGTTGGTGAAGGTAAAAATTTATCTTTGCAAGATATTCGATTCGCAAGAACTATTAATAGAATACAAAAATGTATGTTAGCAGAATTAAATAAAATTGCTATCATTCACTTATTTTTATTAGGATTCGAAGATGAATTGACAAATTTTACGTTAGGACTAACTAATCCTTCCACACAAGCTGATTTATTAAAAATCGATGTATGGAAAGAGAAAATTATGCTTTATAAAGATGCTGTAAGCCCTATTGAAGGCATCGCACCAACATCAGTTTCTTGGGCTAAAAAGCACGTTTTAGGGTTTTCAGATGAAGAGATTAAACTTGATTTGCAGCAACAAAGATTAGAAAAAGCAGTTGGTGCCGAATTAATTAATACAGCAACAGTTATCATTAAAACAGGTATATTTGATACTGTTGATAAGTTGTATGGAACAACTAGTGGTACTACGCAAGGTGCTCAAGCTGCACAACCACCTGGTGGTGATTTAGGTGGATTTGGGGCCGATCTTGGAGGGTTAGGTGGCTTTGGCGGAGGCCTTGGTGGCGAAGTTGGCGGAGCTGCAACTCCTGCTGCACCTGCTCCGGCTGGAGGAGAAACTGGTGGCGGCGGCCTTTTTGGCGAATCAGATGAAAGTGAGAAAGACTTATTAAAAATTTTGCTAGAGAATGACGATTTATTAACCGAAGACACTATCATTGATTTATCTAAAGGAAAAAATTCTTTAGGTGAAATTGAGTCAGCATTAGATAAACTTTTAAATAGCAAATATTTATAGTTAAAAATAAAATTATGAAATTTGGAGCATTAAAATCTAAAATAGAGGAAAAGTTAAATAACTCATATATCAATGAAACTTTTAATAAGGAAATCAAAGTCTTTAATCATTTAGTTTTGGAGAAAAAAAATGTGGCTAAAGCGTATTATTTATACGACGAGTTGTCTAAGCCAAAAGGATTTGATACTGATTATGCTAAGGATTATTTGAATGAGTGTATAGAACAGTATGAAAATATTTTCATATCTGAAAGTACTCTAAAAAAAATAGAGAACTGGGTAAAAGATATTAAAGTAAAAAATAAGTACAATCATATTGATAATGTCTTCAACAAAGATTCAATTTTAATTGAGAGTATTATAGACAGTAAAAAATTAATACTTGAAACCTTGGTATCAACTAAAGTTGAGATTAAAAAGTCCGCGTTACCTCATGAATATGTTGTAACAGCAGCTAAAGAATCTTTATCAAAATATCTAGACACATTAAACGAGTCACAGTTATTAGAGATTAAAAAGTATAAGTCACTTTCAGAGTCAGATTTAAAATCTAGATATGATGTTCTAAGCGAGATGGCTATAGAGAAACTTAATTTGCTATATGAAAACAATGATTCTGAAACTAAAGATAAGATCTCTAGCACAATAGAAAGAATTAAGAATGATGAACCAAATGCAATAACTCTATATAAGTTAAAGCAACTTACTGAGAGTCTTTAAATTTTTGTTTGTATTTTGCATTTAAAAGATCATTTCGTCTTTTAACCGATTTTTTTACGTATTCTTGCCTTTCTTTAAGTTTTTCGTTCTGTTTTGAACGAATTACTTTACCTTTTAATATTTTTAAGGCCTTGTCTATGTTTTGGTTTTCAGATATTTTAATTATGAACATATTCAATATATATTATTATGTTTTATTTTTTTGACAAATGTGTATTTTTTTTTTACATTTTTTAAAAAAGAATGAAGAAAGGTAAAAATATTAAAATAAACGGTTATGATAGGTTTAAGATTAATTATGGTACCGTTGATTGTAAAGATTTTAAATCAGTATTTCTTAATATACAGACATGGGCTGAGCCGATAGATCACATTGAAAATCCGACAAAAGCAGTAATGTCTTTGACAAAATCAATAAAATATACAATATTCGATAATATTTGTGACGAAACCTTTGAGAATAGATTTATCGTGGATTTAGACCTCCGATCTAGTGGAATACAATATGGTAAAAAATCGTTTCTAAATTTAGAATGTGTTTTTTTCATTAAGAATGAACAAATAGCTTTTAAATCGAATGAAATAAAATCAACGATTAAATCAATTGTTGATTCGATTTTATCAAATAATTTCATAAAAAATAAACAATTTAATTTTTACAACAGGAAAATTGAATAGACAAACATATTTATATCTATAAATTAGATGTAAATATGAAAATATTAGGACCGAATGATTTAGGCACTGGTATACTAATAGAATATGACGCAGGGTATGTTTCACCAACAGAAAGATATAACACCCCATTAATAAGAGAAGGTAAAGATCTTTTAGATTATTCAAAACCTTTTGAATTATATGCGGTATTACAAAAAAGTGATACACCGAATAGAAATGGTAGGGTATACCCAGATAAATTATTAAAGCGTGAAATAGATAATTACAAAAAAGCCATTTCTAAGAATACGGCATTATCAGAGTTAAATCATCCAGAATCATCTCTAGTTGATTTAGATAGAGTTTCACACATGATAACAGATATTTGGTGGGAAGGTCCAAATGTTGTTATGGGCAAACTTCGACTACTAACAACACCAGGATTTCACGAAAGAGGTATTGTTTCAAGTAAAGCCGATTTAGCTGCAAATTATTTAAGACACGGGGTTACGTTAGGTATCTCTTCAAGAGGTGTTGGATCGTTAGTTAAAAAAGGTGAACAAAATCATGTACAAGATGATTTCGAATTAATATGCTTTGACTTAGTTTGGTCCCCATCTACGCCAGGTGCTTACTTATTCCACAATAAAGATGATAGAATGAAATATGAGGAAAACTTGGAAGAAGAAAATAGCATGAGACAAACCAGGTTCAGTGCATCACAATCAAGCTCCGGAAATAAATCGCTTGACTTAATGAAAAAATTAGAAGATTATTTATCAAAATAAAATACACTATGGACGAAAAATATTTCATCGTAAAAGTACAACTTGACATCGTTGACGAGAATTCAGGGAAAATTAAAAAAATTAAAGAAGAAAAGCTTGTTAAGGGCTTTTCTGTAACAGATGTTGAGGCAAAAGTTACAGAAAACTTTAAAGATTTCCCTCAAGATTGGAGAATAACTTCTGTTTCAGAATCTAAAATTGATACGGTTATTAACTAATATAATCTCAAATACAGTATGATCTAAATGGCCAGAATTATTTTCTGGCCATTTTTTTTATTTTTTTTTGAAAGGTGACTTACTAAAGTCGCCTTTTTTTATTTTTCATAATATTTATATTGTTGTATACTATTTGCAACAATATAAAAAATAATGTTTGTTTAAAAACATAAATGTAAATGGCACAAAAAGAAAACATTGTAGAAGAAGCACTAGTCCAAATAAAAGGTTTGGAAGATATAGTGACAGAAAACGCAAAAGGAATACTTTCCGCCACAATGGGGAATGAAATCAGCAGTTTAGTAAAAGAGTCATTAAAGACTAATACCAAAAAAGCTCGTAGGATTAACGAGGAGGATGAAGATGATCTTGCAAAAGATATTGAAGATGATGAAGATCTTGAAGCACTTGATGCTGAAATGAATCTTGATGATCTTGAAGATGATGAAATGGATCTTGATGATCTTGAAGATGATGAAATGGATCTTGATGATCTTGAAGATGATGAAATGGATCTTGATGATCTTGAAGATAACGAAATGGGAACATTTAGTGCAGATGACTTTGAAGATGACATGAGTACTGATATTCGTGTCGACGGTATAACTGGTGATGATGATACTGAAATCGACCTAACTCACGCTAGTACTGATGAAATTTTAAAAGTATTTAAAGCAATGAAAGAAACCGATGGCATTATCGTAAAAAAAACAGGTAATACCATAGACTTATCAGATTCAGAATCTGATGTCGAATATAAAATAGCCTTAGGAGAATCTATGAAACGTAGAAATTTATTTGAGAATATGTACGAAGACGAAGATATTGATATGATGTCAGGATCTAGAGCTTCTGATAATGATTATGATGAGATGCCAGGTTTTGGTGATTCTGATTATGATGAATTTGATGATCGTCCTTCGGGTAGTAGAGTTGATTTGGATCCAATGGACCAAGAAATAATTGACAATAACTTATTTAGTGAATTAGCTCCAGAAGAAATTAAAGCACACATTGATCGTGTAATTGCTGCTGGTCGTCGTAGTGGTATTGACTTTGATGATGAAGGAGAAGAAGAATTTGACATACCATTAGACACCTATGGAAACGATGAAGACGATGAAGACGATGATGAATTTGATATGTCATTAGGGTCCGCGTCATCCGATGAAGATGATATGATGGGTTCTGGACGTTTTCGTGGTGAATATTCCGAGGGATATGATGAAGAAGAAGATGATGACACTTTAAATGAAGAAATTCTTTATGAACTTGAATTAGGAACAGATATGTTCCCGGATACCTTTGACCGTGAATCAAACTACGAAAAATTTGGTATCGATGGTGAAAATGTGTCTGATATGGAAAAGTATGATACAGATGATGATGATGATTATATGTCTATACCTGATCTTGAGGATGATAATGAAGAAGCTGACTTTGAGGAATATGAAAGAAATGGCCTTGATTTTGAAGAAGATATCTATGATGATAGATATGGAGGGGAAGAAGTTTCTGATTATGATGACATAAAGGAAGCATTTAAACCAAAAGGTATGGGCATGGGTAAACCAAGTAAATTTTCTTATAAAAAACAATCTGGTGGTTTTAAAACAAAAATGAAACGTGGTACTAGAGGTGTTGGTATGGGTAAGCCTAAATTTGAATTCAAAGAAGAAAATACTGATTTTAAAATGCGACCAAAAAAATCCGAAACTACTGAAGCTTCAAGAACTCTTGGTGCTGGAAAATTTTTCGGTAAAAAAGGATTACCAAAACCAAAAGCAGCTCCTAGACATTTAAGAACAGAAAGTGTTGAAAATGAGCTTATTCTTTTAAGAGAAAAGAATGAAGAGTATAGGAACGCTTTAAATATGTTTAGAGAAAAGTTAAATGAAGTCGCTGTATTCAATTCTAATTTAGCGTATGCGACAAGATTGTTTACTGAACATTCAACAACTAAACAGGAAAAAATAAATATCTTAAGAAGATTTGATGGTGTTGAATCACTAAAAGAGTCTAAGAATTTATACAAATCAATAAAAAACGAACTTTCAAATAAAAATTCAGGCGGAGTTGTTACTGAATCAATTCAAAATAAAATAGATAAAACTCAATATTCTGGGTCTGCATCTAATTTGATTGAATCAAAAACATACGAAAATCCTCAGTTTTTAAGAATGAAAGATCTAATGACTAAAGTTAATAACGTCATATAATTTAAAAAATAAACTAAACCTAAAAAAAAAATAAAACATGGGTGCATTATTAGAAAGCGGTCTTGTTGGTAACATAGGATTAAAACATTTAAAAGTTATCAAAGAGGACACAATTAACAAATGGGATCGTCTAGGGTTCTTAGAAGGTCTTAGAGGTCACATGAAAGAAAACGTTGCTCAATTATATGAAAACCAAGCGTCTTTCTTGATAAACGAAGCGTCATCTACAGATTCTTCAGGTTCTTTTGAAACTGTTGTTTTCCCGATAGTTAGAAGAGTTTTCTCTAAATTATTAGCAAACGACATTGTTTCGGTTCAAGCTATGAATCTACCTATCGGTAAGTTATTCTACTTTGTGCCGAGAATTCAAGGTTATTCTGGAGCAACCGTTGATGGTAATATTCCTGGTGGATTCTCCGATTCTGGTTCGCACTATGCTCCAGTTGGATCTCCTGGTAACTACCCAGGTTCACCTGGTGCTGGATATCCTAACGATGCAAATGCTTACACTAAAAACTTATATGATTTATTCTATGAGGGTGCTGAGCCAGCATTAAATCCTGCTGGATTATTTGATTACTCAAAAGGTCGTTTCTTATTTGTAACAGCTAACACACAAACTGTTGCGTGGAATAATGGTGCTTTAATTACATCTGCATACACTAATGGTGAATTCAGAAAGATATTATTAGGTATGTCTGGTTTCACGTCAACAGGTGACGGTAAGTTGATTGGCCCTGATGGTCAAGAAATGGATACAGAATCATTCTTATCGGACTTAAAACTTTATACTACAAATTCAACTGTAGCAACGGAATTAGGAACATCAACATATGCTCCATTATTATTCAGAGTCGTTACTCAGAAATATGGTAAGGGTATGGTTGAGTATGGCTCAAACACAACAGCAGCATTTAATAGGTCAACAACAGGTGGTAATGGTGGTACATTCTATGACATTTGCAGTGCAACTGGCGTAATTTACTTAGAAATTGATACACAAGTCCCTGTTTGCGTTTCATGCGGTCAATCAACACCTGATGGTTATTCTGGTGCAACAATAACAACAAATGCTTGGAGTGGAACAGGTGCTAATGCTCCTATCAAAGCTGTTTGGAAGCGTTACGAAGAATTAGAATTTGAAGATAAAATTGGTGAAGTTTCTTTTGATCTTGAGTCAGTAACTGTATCTGTTACAGAAAGAAAACTAAGAGCACAATGGTCTCCAGAATTAGCTCAAGACGTAGCCGCATTCCACAATATTGATGCTGAGGCTGAGTTAACAGCATTGTTATCTGAGCAAATCGCAGCAGAGATTGACCGTGAAATCTTACGTGACTTACGTAAAGGTGCTGCATGGACATTACGTTGGGATTACAATGGATGGAGAAGACTTGCAAATACAACATCTTATACGCAAAAAGATTGGAACCAAACGTTGATTACTGCTATAAACCAAATTTCTGCCCAAATCCACAAATCTACATTGAGAGGTGGTGCTAACTGGATTGTTGTTTCATCTGAAATTTCAGCAATTTTTGATGACTTAGAATACTTCCACGTATCAAATGCATCTCCAGATCAGGATCAGTACAACATGGGTATTGAAAGAGTTGGTTCATTAGCTGGTCGTTACCAAGTTTATCGTGACCCTTACTTCCCACCTAATACAGTATTAATGGGACACAAAGGTACATCATTGTTAGATACTGGTTACATCTACGCACCATATGTTCCATTACAATTAACACCAACAATGTATAATCCATTTAACTTTACGCCAATCAAAGGTATCATGACTAGATACGCTAAGAAAATGGTTAACAATAGGTTCTATGGTAGAATTGTTGTTGATGGTGTTAGAACATTTGACTTACAAGAATTAAGATAATCCAAATAAGAATATTATTTCAAATAAAGGGAGCGATTAGTCGCTCCCTTTCTTATTTAATAACGAGTCAAAAACCAGCTCTGCTGTACTAGAATTTGTCGCTAGAGGAACGTCATGAACGTTACAGATTCTTAATAGCATGTTAACGTCAACTTGGTGCGGATGGACATCCAATGGGTCAACAAAAAAGATTACACAATCAATTTCTTTATTAGCAATTTTAGCAGCAATTTGAGCATCACCACCAATTGGGCCGCTTAAAACAGTTTTAACGTTATTTAGTCCTGCATTTTTTAAATATTTACCAGTTGTACCTGTTGCAAATATTTGTATATCATTACTAGAAAAGTAGCTTAATCTTTTAAGGATAAAAGATACCATATCAGGTTTTTTATTATCGTGTGATATTAGGGCTATATTCATATATTATTTAGATATTAGTTCTCTGATTGATTTAGATACTATTTCAGCTTCAGCTAAAGAATATACATTATTTGTATATGCATACTGTACGGCTTCGACTAAAAAAAATATAGCTTGGGTTTTGTTAAGGTCTGTTACAAAATTATTTAGTTCATCTAAATTATTATATTTAAATTTTCCAAATAATGTACCTATATTCTGAGGTTCATTATGATTTTCCATATATTTATAATAATATGGAAAATAGAATTATTAGTCAAATAGAAGAAGCTACAAATTCACCTTTAGGTGGATCTTACACAAGTCCATTAAAAAATAAAATTAGAAAATGGAAAGATTATAGTCTAAAACCATTTTTAATTGATGTGTCTGATTCCACAGACCCAGAAGAATATGTTGATGATTTAGATGAAAAAGAAGTAGTTAAAGAAGATCTTGGAGTTTGGTTTGGCACAAAGAAAAAACCAAAAGGCAGTTCTCAACCTAAAGGGCCTTGGGTTAATATATGTAGGAAAGATAAAAATGGGAAACACCCCCCATGTGGTAGAAAAGAGGCTGACGATTCCGCATACCCCAAATGTAGAGCTGCCGGTGTTGCTGGCAAGATGACAGACTCTCAAAAAAAATCGGCTTGCCAACAAAAGAGACAAGCCGAAAAAACTCATAATAAAAGTGGTACGGGAAACAAACCTAAAATGGTAAAATATGTACCTAAAAAGGATAAAAAATTAAACGAAATTATTAGTAGAGTTTTGGAAGAATATGTTAATAACGGTACTTCTTTCTAAATGCGGATGGTTTCATAATGTTTGAATTGTCCCATATACCTATTTTTATTCTTCTAGCTCTTAAATATGCTTTTTTGTACTTAGGATTAATGTCTTTGCGTCCATCAGGTACGTACCAACCATACCCATTTTTTAACATATATTCGGCGACATCTACACTATCTAAATAAACCGCAGCTACATGTCTATCATATACGTCTCGATATAAAGTATCTACTGTTACTATTTTATTTTTTAAATAGTTTCTCATGTAATCGGCAACCATTCTACCATCAGCTTGATCTCTGGTTACATAATTACTCCTAACTTCGGGGGCATCTACTAGATTAAGCCTGATCCAAATCTTAGTATTTGTTGTGTCGCCTATGTAAGCTATTTTATATGAGTCACCATCATGAACAGCGTATACTTTAGCAAAAGGTAATTGTGTGTAACTAATTGTTGTAAAAAACAACATAACAAGTGTTAAAAAATTTTTTAATTTCTTCATTTCTTTTTTTTTCATAAATATATACCTATTATTGATTAAATCAAATTTAAATAAAAAAAATTATGACTAAAAATGTACAAAAAGGTGATGGTGTCCGATTTAGCTATACGATGTGGGATTTAGATGGTAAACAAATTTGGGAAAGTGAATTCCCTATGTATTCTGAAATAGGATCAAACGAGTTATTACCAATAGTTGAGAACTCCTTAATCGGAATGCATATAGGTGAAAGCAAACGAATTGTGGTAAACCCTGAAGATGGTTTTGGTGCTAGGGATGAAAATTTAATTATCGATATTGATAAATCATCAATTAATGGTGAAATAAATGTCGGAAATTACGTGACAACTAGGATTAAAAATCGTATAGTTACTGCGGAAGTTTTATCCATGACTGACGACAAAGTTAAATTAGATTTGAATAACCCTTTGGCTGGTAAAGGATTTATCTTTGAAGTTGTAATTGTTGATATTAAATTAATTGAAAGTTAAACAACCATAATTATGAAAAAAATTACCTTAATTCTCGCATTTATTTTTCACAGTGTAATGTCTTATTCTCAGATAGGAACATACACCTTTAACAACATTTATTATGTTGAGGCTGATACCGCCTTTGTTGGTACTGAATTTAAAGTCAAAACTAACCTTTGTTTTTCTGAAGATAGATTTGATATTGTCTATAATAAAGACGGTAATAGTATAAAATCGATACTCAGTGATGTCCCACTAATTTCGACAGGATGGACAGAAGAAACCTCTTTTGACGATTATGTTATTTATTCACAAAAAGCTCACAATAGGTCGATTTATTATATTTGGTTTAATAAGACAACAAATACTGTTTTTAAAATGATTGCTCTAGATTTACTAGACGCGGCAATGTTCTTAGCTATTGATGAAAATAAATAATGCCAAAATATGTCACTAAAATAAAAGCTATAAACCCAAAAGATGGTGTTTTATGTGAGTGGTTAGGCCCATACATCGAAGCAGATTCTTTTTATGACGCCCAAATATATTGTGAAAATAATGGGTTAGGTTATTGTGAAATAATTGGCGAATATATTGCTGAGATAGACGAAAATTTGGGACCTTTTGCTTCCAGACTTTTAGATGATAGTATTTTAAACTAAAAAAGCCCCCAGTTTATATTGGGGGCTTTTTATTTAGCAATATGGGGGAGAGCATCTTTTTTTACCATCTAAACCAGGTTTAGATCCTTTACAAACTTGTACCGCATATCCGTTTGCATAGGCTGAAGGATACACCTTAAATTTCGATTTTGCGGCAGCTTTTCCTCTCGCGCAAAGCTTGGTACCACTTTTCTTTTTTCCTTCCTCTAAGGGCATATTATTGCGGTTCTTTAAGAAGTTATATACTTCTTCTACATCATCTTTTGATGTTGATATATGATCTACAGCCCAGGCATGTCCATCACTTAAAATTCTATCGACATTGTTTCTCGACATTTGTAATATCTCATCGGCCTGATCTCTTATTTGTTCTAAATTAGAAAAAAACATATAATTACCACTTTCTGAATTGTAGTCCTCTGAGGCTTTTTCTGTTAAAAATTCTTTTATTAAAGAATGTATCTCTATTTTACTGTATGTGTTCCTCATCTATTTTTTTGATTATATTGCATAAGTTCATTTAACACAGTAAACAACTTATCATTTATTTCTGATAGTTTCAGATATGATTGTATATCACTAACATTAGATATTTTACTCAACTCATTGTCAATAAAGTCCATAGTTTTATATATTTGGGCTTTTACTGTTAACAAGTCGTCTCCACTAGGATTTTTAAGGTTATCAAGATAAGAAAGTTCATCGTCATTAGTTTCTCTTATAACCCGTTTAACTATTTTGGTTAGATCTCTCTCCGTTAATTTTATAATTTTTTTCATAATTTATTTTTTATTAACAATTTGGAATTTTAAAGTTCTTTTATAAATATTAGTTTCTCCACTAGTATTCACTTTTATGTCGATAAAATATTCATTAGGAATTTTATCTCTAGTATCAAAAATAAAATAATATTCATTTGCAGTTTTATTTATTCTTGTCCAATCCTGGATTTGAACTTCTGTTGTACCCTCTCTAACGTAGACTCTATATTGAGCATTTACGTTCTGCAATAAGTTGTGTGATGTGTAAGCTTTCTTTAGTAACACACCAACTTTACGTATTTCAGTATTTAAGATTTTCTCGTCTTGATTTATGCCATAATAATCGAATCCATAGATCTGAGGCTCTTTTGAATCTGGGCCTATATTGATTTTTTTACTGTAAGAGTATAATGTAAAATTGTTTTCTATATTTGGTAGGCTAATTGAATTATACGATATGTTTTTCCACACATCCGTAAATTCACAAGGTGTTGAATATCCGCTTAAAGCTGGTATAACGACCTCATATACACCTTTAGTCCTTTGACATGTAGTTAGACCCGTGTAGCCAGGAATAGGGTCTCCTGAAGGATCTAATACATCCACAGTAGGGTTAGTATCTAGGCTAACAAGATCACCGTCAACATAAGCTAACATATATAGTTTGTTTTGAGTAAATTCTACAAACAAATTTCTATCGTCTTGAATTAGATCATCGTATGTTGTTAGCAAATATGGCTCGTAAAAAGTTTGAGTGTGTCTAGTAAAAAAAGAAACGCTGTAGTTTGATGTTAATCCAGTTATCAATTCAAACTCAGGCCTATAAGCAATGCCCCATCCTGTAACATTAGTTATTGTCCCATCTAGAATTCCGTTAATTTCTGATGTCATATCAAAATTGATATCTTCATCACCTCTTTCAAAATGTTGAATATCAATTATAATTAAATCGTTATAATTGACCAATGTTGAGTTGTTTCTATTAGAATATAGTCCAGGAACTGACCATCCACTCATATTTATATTTTCATACCAGTTTGACGGTCTCGTTGAGTATGTATTATCAGTAAATGGTTGGGTGTAGAATAAAGCTCCGGCTGTGTCTGTTGTTTTTATATTATTTGTAAAATCATAACCTACCCCCTCATCCCATATTTGCGTGTCACCGGTAGCACCAGAATATCTAGGGATTCTAAATAAAATAAGATCAAATGAGCTAGCCCGTTTCCTAGAGTCCGAATTAAATGTATTTAACAGATCGTCATTAAATCTGATCGTATTAGTCATAGTAAGAGTATGAGTAATACCTGAAGTGCACGTAATGTTAATTACGTTGCTATTAACCTTATCTATTAATTGTGATAGGTCAATATTGAATAAAAACCGGCTAAAACCATTTAATGAGACTGATGTAGTATCTGACCCGAAAAAAATGTCTGTTACAGGATTTCTACCTGTATTTGCATACGAGTTATACGCTATAGTATTGTTTTTGTTAAAATACGACCTATGTATCGACATTATATGTTTTTACATATAAATATCAATTAATCCTAATATTTTGATTTAAAATCGTATTATCTGCATCTGTAAGTCTGGCAAGTAATTCTGATACTGTAGATCCGTCAGTTCCTGTTGGTACTGGGGGTATTCCAGGGAAGGAATGCACGTGAGAAATTAAGAATCTTGTTAAATAATTCAAGAAACTAATTAATTCATCACCACGAACAGTAGGACTTGTTTTCGGTAATATATTATTAATAATGTAGGATTGCTCTATGCCATATAAAGCATTTGGGTCATCCCAATTTATTTGATATTTACCTGAATTTATATGTGATATAAATATAAATTTATCAGCCCCTTGAATATTATATGTTACCGGTGCATTACTTATAATATATTCATTCTCTACCGTTTTAACTACTTTTAATTGTACTCCTGCAACATCTTTCGCAGATACTAACCCGTAACCCCCATTTTGGTTCAAAATTTTTATCTGATTAAAGAATGAAATTACGTTTGTGTATTCTGGGCTTGGTGCTTGTGAGTTAAATATCTTTAATATTGATTTTGATGGCCTGTAATAAAATGGGAAATAATATATATCTAATTTAGGGTAGTTAGGGGCACTAATAGTTCCATCATTACATCCTTTTATTATCCCATTAATAATGTTTTCAGCATTAGCCTGGCTAATTGATGCAAATGAATATTTCTGAATTAGTGATTTATCACTTTCTGAAACTTCGGTATCGACCGAAAATAATTTACAGCTATATTTGTTATTATATGCTATCTTATAAAGATAAACTTCAATCGTAAAAACATTTTGGGTATTTTCAGGATTTATTATGTTCCATTCTATCAATAATTTTACATTTTCATCTACAATATCAACAGAATTCTTTGTTACCTCAGGGCCTAAACTTTCAGTACTATTAAAATTTGATAACTGAATAAAGCTTCTATTCAAATTTGCTGTAACAAATTTAGATTTATCGTCTGGGATCTCTTTGCTTTTACCCGCCCTTAGTAATACATCATTTTGTTTTAAAACAAGATCTGTAGTACCCCTACTTTGAATACCAATATCCGATGGTTCAATAAATACGCCTTTCAGTAGATCAGCAGATACATTATATTCATTGTTTACCGGATTCTTAATATCTACAGCATTTTTGATATTTATTTTACTGGCAAACCCTCTTTGTGAATTATTATTCTCATATGATATTGTTAATGGAGACGAGAATGGCCCTGGCACATAATATTGTTCATTATGCGTAGAATTTCTTGGGCTTACAGATGTTATCGGATATATAATTTGAACCGATTCATTTAGCTTAGGTAAAACATTAATGAATATTGGTAATAAAGGTAAAACACAAAAAGGATCAATCTCAGTCCACTTAAATTCAGGTTGGAGATCTGTATTAGCAGCATTCTTTGTCCTCTTACCTTTACTAGTATCCGGTATTGAATTTAATAACGCGATATTGGACTCTAAATCAAAAGATACGCGAACTCTATTCGCCATCTTTGGATCTTCAGTATCAATTACCGTTCCTATGTTTAGTATCCTAATATTATTTATATTTTCAGCCATTACTTAATCGGATTTCGTTTATCGTATTCAGACAGAACTCTATTATACAATTTTTCTACATTATCTAAATCCTTAGTCAAATTTATTAATTTTGATTTTATATCGTCAAAATCTTTACTAAGTATATTTAATGCAAATTTTAAATCGTTGTTTGATGAGTCCTTTAAACTCTTAATTATTTCTACAACTTTATCTCTTTCATTCATATTAAAACCATTTACCAAAAACGCTCCCTTGAGGTATTGTTGTTAATGTTGCTGGGTTTACCACTAATGGGGGGACAAATACTTGCACTTTGCCATTTTCATATTGCTCCTTAGCTATACCATCTATCATAGATGATATGAATTGATTCATTAGATTTGGGCTTCCATCTGGCATAGGATTTGTCGGAATTCCCAATTTTTGAAGTTCTTCTAAAACATTTATTTTAGCCCTTGTTGTTGAGTAGCCGTCTAACATAGAAGAAAACGCTAGCAAATAGCTAGGTATTCTATTATCGTTACCGACATTTACTAGTTGTAGCAATCTTACCATCTCGTCTACCACACTTTTACATTTTCTCCAATCAACACCAGCCTTTGCTAGAATAATAATAGCCTCAGCTAATTTTAAAACGATAGCATATTTTTTAAATTTTTTATCGCTATAAAGGTCATTTTTTATCCTAGAGACTAAAACAAAAATGTCTTTCTTTATTATAAGGAATAGTTCTTCAATAAATAAACTACCAACTTTTGACATAATATTTGTCAAATACTTATTATATACGTTAATGAATTCACTATAATTGGTAAAATTACCAATTTTTTGAGCCGTAGCCCTAGACATTATCAATAAAGGCAACAACACTTTTGGGGACAATAATGCAAATAATAATGCTTTTGGTAAATTTTTTACAAAACTTAAATTTAATGAGATATCTAAATTAACTTTTGACGGTATCAAAATTTTCCATTCATTATTATTAATAATAATGTTTGTTAGATTATCCGCGACCTCTTCATAATAATTTATTGTGCTGCCACTATTAAACTTAATTAGTTCAGATAGTATTTGTGCATTATTTAGTGGTAATTTAACGTTGTCACAATCTTCAAATTCGATTACACCATTCTGTATATTATCAATTTCTAATTCGATATTTCTTAGATCGATGTCTGTTAGCTCAAAAAATGAAGTATCAACACCGTCTAACTCTGAAATTTTTGAGTTTCCGGTTACATCAATTTCTCTAGTACTATCAAAACAAAGGCCTAAAATACGTTGTAATATAATATTAAATTTACGTTTTTCTTTTAGTTCACTAAATCCAATTTCAGCCGTAAATGAAACTGACCCAAGCATCACATCAAGTAAATTTTGAAAAAAGTTATTAGTGTCTAATAATTTTATTGATTTATAATAATCAACAATAAAATTACTAACACTGTTAATATTATTTTGTAATGAAAATAATTCTATTTTCAGAAAATCACCTGGTGTACCATTGTTGTCTTGAGTTACGTAGCTAACATCAAATAATTTTTCTTTAGATGCTCCATATATTGATACAGGATTACCTATTGATTGTATAAGAGACCAAATCTGCCGATTCATACTATATGGTATTTGTGACGAAACGGGATCATTTGTTTCATATGACAATTGGCCTATTGTGGATTCTGGACTATTTTGTAGCAATCTATTTAAGTCAATGCTTCGAATATCAATGTAAATTCCCTGTAAATTTGGTGCGTATGTTTGTTCAATAGAACATCCTAATGCTTTTATTGACTCTTCTGTTAAAATTTCAAATAGCTTAGGTTCCGCATTTAAAGCTGCTTGTATAAATTTTGTTTTTAAATATTTGATAGAGGATAACCCGCTACCCGCGTTGAATCCAAATATTTCTATTAACTCATCTAGCTGAGTTTTTTCCTGCCTTTGGTATCTTTTATTCTGGGTCTTTAATTTATCTGCTGTTGTTGTGGTATTAATTATATTTTGAGATAAATTATCTTTAGCCTCTTCTTTTAGCTTTGAAGAGTTGTCTAGGGTTTCAACGTATGTTTGAAATGCTTTTATCGTTGACCCAATATCTTGATAAGATTTAGTTAGGTCAACACTCATTTTTTAGAAACTTTGTATTTTTCACTGGCAGAATTAATATCTTTATTAATTAAAGACTCTATCACGTTATCATCTAAATCCGTAATCATAAAGTTATCGACACTTTCTTTATTTTTTTCCCAAATTGATGATTGTATTTTGGCCAGGCTAAGTTTCTTTTCTACGCAATCATTAATTATTTTTTGCTGCTCTTTGATTATAGGCCCAATTAACTGCATATCTTCAGGATCTCTCATCATTGCAAGCATCTTATTTTGGATCCTTATTGCGGTATTTCTTTGTTCGACTAATTCGTTGTATATTTCTTGTAATATACTAACTACCGATTCTTTTGAAAAGTTTATTTCTTTCTTTTTAGGTCTGCTCATAATAAATAAATATTTTACTCTTTTAAAATCAAATTAATTATTGCCCCATAAAGTTTCTTATATTTCCTCATTGAGATTCTAATCTCCTTAGTCGTAAGGTTTGTCATTTCTCTCAACGATAAAAGAACAATATTTTTATTGAATTTATTATTGTTTGCACCTATAAATATTGTATTATAATTTTCAAATAAATCAATTAATGCAAATCCCAATTTTTTTTCGTTGTCATTAAGATTTTCTAGCTCAATAAACGATTTAAGCTCTTCAGTTAAAAGACTTATGATGGATGATGAATCCAAGTGTTCATCATCCATCATATATGAAAATCGCATATCATCTTCTAATGAAGAAGATATATCCTCGTAAGAAATTTTGCGATTAGTTTCTTTTTGGTCTTTAATAATTTGACCCATCAAATAGTTTTTGCATATAGTGCCAAAATAAGAATATGCTTTTTTATCTATCGTTGGATCAAATTTTTCGATCTTGGTCATTAAAAAAGAATGCGTGTCAGAGTGGATTTCTTTAAAATCCATATCTTTGCGATATAGTTTATATCGTCTAATAATTGACGATATCATCTTATCTAACGGCTTTCTTAAATATTGGTTATATATTTTATTCTTTTCTTCCCAAGAGTCTTCAAGTAAAAATAACTTAACAGCACGCTCCTCTGCAACATCAAAATAATTTGCTGTTTTAGATCTACGGCTTTTTCGTTTAATCTCGACAAAGATTTGCGTATTATCTCCACTTTGATCTTGTATCATTAAATTTCCGGTTCATATTTAATTTGTCTATCATCAACAAAAAAATGTTCTTTTTTCGCGGATTCAATCCAAAACTTAACCTCGTTTTCAGATAATGGGTTATTCCCAAATTTATAATTCCAAAATATAGATCCTTCTCTAAGGTTAATATGTTTATAGCCTAATTTTGGTATTGTCATAATACTTACTGAGTTATATGTTAACCTTAGTAAAAATTCATAAACAAATGTTAGCTTAATATTATCTTTAAACCCACCAAAGTCTGATATTAATGATTTTTTGAACACCATACCTGAAGTTTGGAAATTTTGGTATGACATCAATGTGTCATTTGTTAAATATCCGATTTCCTGTGAAATATTTACAGCAAAAGTTGCTTCATTAGTAAAACCGGCAAATACACCTTTATCATCGATATCAACGACTATTGGTAAAAATGCCGAGACCTCAGGGTAAATCTCTGAATATTTTTTTGCATTCTTAAACCAAATTTTAGAATATTCGTCATCAAATTCTAATATAGACACCCATTCAGAATTACAATTTAATATTCCGTGATTAACTTGTTTTGTAAAACTAGGCTCATTATCCCAGGCTAATTTGACTACGTTAATATCTTTAAAATCAAAGCTATTTAATTTATTAGTTAGTAGTTCCTCAGTTGTGTGAACAATTACTAGTTCATTAATTTTACAATTTTGATCAATTAAAGAATTGATCGCTTTACTAAAGTATTCATCAAAATCTTTTGCTGTAGCAGTTTTTATGGGTAGTATAACCGATACATTAAATTTATTTTCCATAGTTATTCTTCGTTATTTAATTTTTTTAATTGATCTTCAAAGGCTTCATATCTAACTGAGAAATAATTTTGAAATAGTTTGGAAGCATTATCTTCGAAGGCCTCTTTTGTGCTTAGATGCTTACTAATAGTTTCATCCATAGATTCATATAATTCTGGGATTATATTATCCTCAATCCAATTTGAGATAAAATCTGCTGTGTAATCAACTATTTTATTTTCTTCCCCAATCCAAAGCCCATTACTCTCATTCATCCAATGCGGGAATAAATTTGGTACTTTACCAATACATGGTACACCACAAGCCATAGATTCCAAAGGAAATGTTCCAAAACCACTAGTATCATCAATCCAAACGCTAAGGAAGCATTCTTTTAACTGTGAAGCAAACTCTGTCTCGTAAAGGCCCCTCATATCTCTAAATGTTATCCATCTATACTGTGGGTATTTTAGATAAAAAGTTTTTATAAAATTAAGGGCTTTTCTTTGCTCTCTAGAATGTACAGCAATAATCGGTTTTTGTGTTAAATCTGTTTTAACAAAACATTCACTAATATATGGAGTGAGAACATCAGTCGAAACATTCCTCATAACTGATGAAATGTACTCTTTTTGAAATTCAGATGTTGTAATACACTTATAAAACCCATAATTTAGCCAACTAAACCCAGGATTTAATGTTTCAAGCATATGATCATATGCTTGGCAAAGGACAATTTTACCACAAGGTAAATCCTTAATTTGTTCCATGACAAATCCGAAGATCTCCGGGATAACTATAAAGTCGTCTGGCGATATTACTAAATTTTGACCATCAACAGCAGTATGCGGCAATTCCATATATTCAAGACCTAACCAGCCACCAACTCCAATGTAGTCGTTAGTCTCAGTTAAAATCACAGGATTAAACCCGTTATTTTTTAATCCCATCGCTAGTTGGTAACTGTATCTTACAGAGGCTTTTGGATTCCCTTTTGTATCTTGAACAAAGAAATAAACTTTACTATGTCGTGTTTCTAAATTCTCAAGTGATTTTTTTAAATTATCTATATTTATATTTTCCATAAGGATTTAATAAGATTTTATTAGTTTTTTGTTAAGTAGGGTATTAAAAGCAAGTTTAAACGGCATAGAAAGTTGTGATTTAACCCCTAATGTTTCGTCAGCATCTTCGCCCGGTGACATTACCACCTCTAACATCATTTTTACTGTCTCATATTTTATAACATTCAAATGTGTCTCGCCTGGGGTCCCAGATAATGGCATATTTGATGTTGGGTCTTTAATTTGGATGTATTCTTCAATTGCATCCAAATCTAAATAATAAAATTCATTTAAAACTTTAAACATATTTTTTTTCGATTATTTGTGTTAATTCTTTTATAGATGAAATTGTCAACTCACAGTCAACCTTATCATTATAAGGTGTAGCATATTTAATTATAATTTTATCTTTAGGTGCGTTTAGTATTATTTTAGGAGAAGCAGTAACTAATAAATCGATACTATTCCACATTGACTCTAATGTTATATCTGAATAAAATTTTATTGTTTCTATTTGACACCCAAATTTAGATAAAAAAAATAATGTGGCCGGTTTTGATTTAGCAATTTCATTTGATACGATAATTATATCGTGTTTATTCCTAAAATCAAGATAAAAATCATTTAAATCATTAAATGTCATAGTTTCCGTAGATCCAGCATGTCCAAATATCTCCATAGAAAACTCTTCATATAGAAAAGTATTTAAGTCTGTTTCATCTTTAAATTTAAAATGATCTAAATAGTTCTCGCTAACAACCGGCGACACAATCTCATATGTAAAATCATACTCAGAATCTATACCATCGACTTTATCAATCATATATTTTTTATAGACTCCTTCTAATTTACTAATAGTATTTCTTAATACTCCATTTACATCAATGGCTATTCTCATATTTTTCTTTTTAAGATTATTGTATTGTTAATATATTTTTTTTCATTAACAATCTCAAAGTCAGGAAGAGATTCTTTAATTAAATTAGGATAATTATGAGCATTTATGTTTTCAATTAATAAAATATATTTGTTAGATAACTTACCCATATTTTTTAAAAATTCTAAAGCCTTTGAGTGTCTTAAATGCATAGTGACAGCTTGTGTAAAAACAAAATCAAATTTTCCAATGTTATTAGGTAAATCTTTGGTCATATCCATAGTGTAAAGTTTATCTTGGATATCATAATTAGATAAATTAAGATATTTTTTACCCAGATCTATTTGTGACTGCGAATAATCTGACCCTTCGATTAATAATTTTGGATTTATAATTCTTAAATTAATTAAGTGCTGTCCTGAGCCGCATCCGCATTCATATACGGAATTTACATTAAATTTATCTACAAAATGATAAACTTCTTTCCAGTTGTCGTGTAGATTATCTTCAAAGACTAATTCACCAAGGCTATCTCGTTTAAAATTTTTAATAATTAAATCAAGGCCGTCTTTTTGTGTTAAAGTGTTAAATACTTGGGATTCATAATCATCTGTTGTGTATGTGTCCCAGTTGTAGTCATCGTAAGCTTTCATATGTTTTTTTTTATTCTGTGTATTTATTTAAAATTTTACTGATAATTGGATTTCTAACAACATCAGTATCTCCGAATACGAATATGCCGATATCGTCTATATTAGAAAATTTATTTATTGCGTCCCATAGTCCACTTTGTGTTTTATCTTTATATCTATCCGTTTGTTCTAGATCCCCGGATATAAAAAATTTACTATTAAAGCCTATCCTCGTTAACAAAAGTTTCATTTGGCTGGGTGTAGAATTTTGAGCTTCCTCAAAAATTAAAATTGAATTATCAATATTCATCCCTCGCATATACGCTAACGCAAATATTTCAATAGCTTCAATTTCTTTTAATTTTTCTCTAGCTTCTTTACCTATAATTTTATTTAACAAATAATAAGATGGAAAAATATAAGGATCCAGTTTTTCTTCAACACCCCCAGGTAAGCTGCCCAATTTTTCTTCGGCTTCAACTGCGGGTCTAACGATTATTATCTTTTCATAACTATTATTTTTATCCGCCAATAAATCGATAGCGGCTTTCATTTTTATATAACTTTTACCTACACCTGCCGGGCCAGAACATATTGTTATCTGGTTAGTCACCAATGTTTCATAATAAGTTCTTTGCGATTCACTTAAAAACTTTTCTTTGGTTTTTTTCTTTATTATTTGTGATATTAAATCTTTTTTAGTTAGATAAGTTTTACTTTCTTCCTCTTGATTTGTGGGCGACTTAATTTTCTTTCCTGACATTTTAATTATTATTAGTTTTATAATGACCTAACCAAAACTCGATCATTTCTTGTAACATGGTTTCAAATGTGTATTTTGGGCCCCAATTAGTTGCCATAATTAATTTTGAGGCATCACCTTTTAAATCTTTAAGTTCTTCAGGCCTGAAATACTTTTCATCTTGTTTTATATAGTCAATATAATTTAGATTAAGATAATCAAACACATATTTACAAAGATCTTTAACTGTGTGTGATACACCTGTTGCGCATACAAAATCATCTGGCCTTTCTAACTGCATAATTAACCACATGGCTTTAACATAATCTTTAGCATGGCCCCAGTCACGACTAGCATCTAAATTGCCTATACGCAATTCATTAGATAACCCCAAACTAATCTTTACAGCCTCTTTACAAACTTTATTAGTAACAAAATTAGATCCCCGTCTAGGTGATTCATGGTTAAATAATATACCGTTAGAAATGAACATATTATATGAATTTCTATAATTTCTAGTAATATTATACGAGAAAACTTTTGCACATCCATAAGGTGAAACTGGATTCATTGGAGTTGTTTCTCTTTGGTATCCATCATCATCAATATTATTACCAAACATTTCTGATGATGATGCTTGGTATAATTTAATATCTTTATTAATTAGTTTAATAGCTTCAAGAACGTTTAATGTGCCTAATCCAGTAACATTTGATGTATATATTGGTTGATCAAATGATATTCTAACGTGGGATTGTGCCGCTAAATTATATATCTCGTCTGGCTCTATTTTATCTATCACATTTAATACTGAAGACAGATCGGTTACATCGGCATAATGTAATTTTACATTGTTGAATATATTATCAAGCCGGGATGTTTGATTTTCAGATACCGAATTACGTTTTAAGGTGCCATGCACTTCATAATTTTGACTTAGTAAAAATTCTGCCAGATAAGATCCGTCTTGACCATTAATGCCTGTAATTAATGCTTTTTTCATTGTGATGTTGTATTAATTATTTTCGTTATGAGCAATATTTCCTCTTTAGTTAAGTCTTGATGGTTTGGAACATAAAAACCATTTTTATCGATTAAATCACAATTAGGTAAATCATCATTTTTACCTTTCCACATAGGCTTTCTACCCATATTACCTGCGATCAATGGCCGAACTTCAATATTATTTTTTAGTAAGTTATTAACAATTGAGTCTCTATTTTTAGCCAAAACCGGCATTGCAAAACTAGAAATAAAATTTAAGTCACTAATTTTTAATTTTAGCTCAGTATTAGTTAAATTTTTCTGATATAGTTTAAAGTTACGGTTTCTTTTCATCGTGTACTTGTCTAATTTGTCTATAGCTCCAATACCAATAAAAGCTTGAAGATCTGTAGATCTAACATTTAACCCAGGTAAGTAGAAATTATATAGTGCCTCAAAATCACTACAGTTGTATTTAGCTCTAAGTTCCTGCTGTTTTTGTTTAGGCAAGTCTCTATCCCAACCGTGACTTCTCATCATCAATAATTGATAATAAAAGTCCTCATCGTCAGTATTAATGAATCCCCCTTCAATAGTTGAAAGATGATGGCCATAATACATTGAAAAAAACGAAGCGAATCCAAACGTGCCTAAGTATTTGTCTCTAAATTTAGATCCCATACTTTCACAAACATCCTCAAGTAATATTACGTCATATTTTTTGCATAATTCGGTCACAACATCCATATTAGGGACTAAACCTAATGGTGAAACTAAGATTAGTGTCGAAGGATTATGTTCATTAAATAATTTTTCTAGATGATTAATATCACAGGATAAATCAGATAAGTTACAATCGCAAAGTATCGTTTCGTAGCCTAGAAGAATAGGAGAACTAACATCCGTCGCCCAACTTAGAGCTGGTACCACAATCTTGTTATTTTTTAGCCTACCACTAACTTTTAATGCCGCTAAAGTTAATAATATTGATGATGAGCCAGAATTAACAAATACAGAGTATTTACTACCAATTTTTTTAGCCCATTTTTTTTCTAATTCCCAGGTTAAATTACCTTTTGTTAATTTTGGTATCTCTTTTTGAGATAACCATTTTATTAGTTTTTTAATATCTTTTCGATCAATAGTATCGCTCACTAATTTTATCATAAACTATTTTTAAACCTTCTTTTAATTTTAGTGGTGTAAAGTTGGGAATATATTCTTTCAATTTTGAAATTGAAACATCTTTTCTATATTGACCATCCGGTTTTTTATCATCGAAGATTAATTCGACATCATTTAAATTTGCAATATCTAAAAGAATTGTTGCTATTTCTTTAATACTCAAATTTTCCTCAGTAGAAACATTAAAACTTTCATATATTTCTTCTTCAAGACATTTATAGATAACCCAAGCTAAATCATCTGAATGCATAAATTGCCTCATAGGCGAACCTGTTCCATATAATTTTAAAGTTTTTTTGTTATTTTTTATTAAATCAAAAACTTTTTCTAAAAGAGCTGCAACAAAATGGCTGTTATCACCAAATTTGTCATTTTCCCCATATAAATTAGATGGTATCAAATATTGATATTTAGTACCATATTGCTTATTACAAGCGTCAATTTGTACAGCTAAACATCTTTTAGCGTATCCATACGAAAAGTTTGTCCTCGTTGGAGGGCCAATATGTAACATATCTTCAGTCATAGGGTATCTGGATACAACGTCAGGATATATGCAAGTACTTAAAATACCTATAAACCGTTTAACATTATTAATTCTTGAATGCTCAAGTAATAATGTATTCATCAGCACATTTTCTGAAAAATAATCATACGGTTTATTGATGTTATCAATAATGCCCCCAACTTTTGCCGCTAAATGTATTATTACGTCTGGCTTTAGATCACAAAACATTTTATTAACATCAGAATCTAATGTTAGATCGTAGTCTTTTGATGACAAAAAAATGCCATTTTTTAGAATTCGGCTTAGTGATTTACCCACCATTCCAGACCCTCCTGTAACAACAATATTTTTATATTTCATATGCTAAATTATTTTCCAACCATCACAATATAAATCTTTTGTTCCTAAATGTGAATAATTAGAACCAAACCAAGTTTTAGGTGCTATAACAATTTTGTCTTGATTTTTATTTAGCCAGGCCCCCCACCAGCTAAATGTTGAGTTTGCTATTATATTATTATTGCACATTGACATCAGATACAAGTCTTCATAATCTTTTTCATTCCTAATGAATGTCTTTTTTTCAATAAAATCGAAATTATTTACGCACCATTCAACATCATCAGAAAAAACTAGAAAATGAGTATTTTTAACCATTAACGATACGCTTTCTTTATAAAAAGAAATATCTTGAGAAGGATGAAATTCTGGCATAGTTAAATAATTTCCCCTACGTACATGTATTGAACAAGTATTTTCTGCTAAAATTTTTGAAAATCTATTATTTAAGTCGTATTTTATCTCATTTGGACATTCAAATAATTCTAAAATTTTTGTCTTGTTATGAATAAAATATTTTTCAGATTGAAAATATCCATCAATTATTGATAATGAATTTAGATTTGGGATCTCTTTATATTCAAAATTTAATTCATGGTATTTTGACTTAAAAAAATAATTTTTATCAATAATTATTTTACTTAAAATATTTGATAAATAACTGGATAATGGATTATGTACTTGTTGTACATAATTTGGGTTAATAACAAATCTTGTACCTAAATCTATGGCCTTGGAATATCCAGCAGAGATTTGAAATAGATAATTTCCAAGGCCACCTTTTAAAATTGATGATATCATTAATTTTTAATATATCCAAATATTTTTTTGTACCACTCTATACATTCGTTCAATCCATCTTCTAAATTTATTTCTGGCTTCCACCCTAATAGTTCAAAAGCAACATTATTATTCATAAACCCGGCTTCTGCTTTTTCTTCTCCAACTCTTGGTTTCATATGTACAACAGTGCCTTTACCTATTTTTTTAACAATAAGATCTGCAACTTCACCAACAGTCATTATTTCGCCAGAGCCAATAAACACGTTATCGTTTTGATCTATTTTTTCTAGATTATTTACTGCGGATGCGAATGCTCTGGCGACATCTTTAACATGTACAAGATCAGCATTCTTATTACCCCAAACTTCTAAATTAACGCCTTTTAGCGCGTTTTCAATGAATTTGGGTATAATTTTTATAATTTTAGTACCTTGTCTTGGCCCGTATACGTTAAAAATTCTTAACGCACCTGCCTTAATTCCGTATTTATTCCCATAAGCAAACGCAAATTCCGCCCCAGTTCTTTTAGATATCGTATATGGTGCCAACCATCTAGAACCAACATCAACAGTTAGGATGTCACTTTTATATTTTGCACAGGCTTCATAAACATTTATTGCCCCAGTAATATTTGAATCAACGCATTCTTGTACATGATTCCATGTTTCAGAGGTACCTAAAATTCCTGCTAAATGTATTGTGACATCAGGTCTTATTGTTTCAAACAATTGATCAACACGGGTATAATTTAATATGTCTAATGGATGATAAATTGCTTTACTGTTTTTAGCCCATTCCAAGTTTCTGTCAGCGGCATAAACGGTGTGACCCTGATTTACTAATTCATCAACAACATGGCTACCAATAAATCCCGCACCACCTGTTACTAATATTTTTTTCATTTTAATTAAATTTGATTTATGTTTATTTTTATGTCATTTAAAACTTTTTTATTTATTTCAAAAATATCACTTTGTTTAAAGTGAACTTTACTAGGAACTAAAATTTCATCATAGGTTTTTATAAAATCGTTATAGTTGATTGTATTTATTCCTGATTTACAATAAGGTATCCTACCACACATTAATGTTTCGACTGCTTTAGCTTTATTGTACGTAACTACTTCTGTCCCATGTTCGTTATATCCCGTATCATATACTGCGACACCATTGTATTGTTTAACTTTTGAATATAACTCTTCGTAAGAGTTAACATCCTTATCGACTTTATCTAACTTAAAATTATTAATTCTATTTAAAGATAGATGACCAAATATACAAACATTATTACTATAATCAATATTATTTGTCGGAAACACATCTTCATTGAAGAAGTAGTCTGAAACTATTGTAGGAACTTTAAACCTATCACTAAATTTTTTATCAAAAACCACTACAGCGTGAACTATGCCCATATTAATATATGATTCTAATCTAAGAAAATTATATGGGTCAAAAGTCATAGCGACAATTTTTTTACCATTTAAACTGTTTGTTTTTAACAATTCTAATTCATAATTAGAAAACATGGGTATATCTAACATTAGAATATGCGTAGCTTCTTCAATATTTTTTGTTGTGTTAATAACCTTAGATAATCCACCATCCATATGAACTTTATTAAAATCTAATTTTTGGTTCTCATGTACTGGATGGTAATAATTAAAACTTACCATAATTTAATATTTTATTAAGAGTTCTTTATTAACTAAATCTGTTAACCCATCGATTATATTTATTGCAGGTTGCCAACCTAGTTCATTTTTAATTTTATCGAAGGATCCTATTTGTTTATACAAGTCAAACTGTCTCGGCTCAATAAATTTTATCTGTGAAGAATTATTTGTGCTATCAGTCAAATATTTTGCAACGTCATGTACACTAGTACCAACGTTAGTGCAAACATTATAAATGTAGTTTCCTGATGCAAAATAATGGTTTACACACAATTTTATCGCTTCAACAACATCACTAACATGAACGAAATCTCTAACTTGTGATCCATCTCCTGTAACCTCAGCATAATTATTATTTAATATAGATCTACAAAGTGAGGCAATAACATTAGGGTATTGACCTAATTGAGACTGCCCTGGCCCGTATACGTTAAACAATCTCAAACTAATCGTTGATACATCATTTAAAAGCCCATAATAATTTACAATGTGTTCAGAATATAATTTCTGTGCTGCGTAAACACTCGGAGGATTAGTATATGTGTTTTCAGTTATAACAGCACTTGAACTACCGTATATTGCACAACTTGAGATGTATATAAATTTTTTAAAAAAAAGATCTTTCAATAGATCTAGTGTTGTCATAACATTTAAATTGTGAGCATCAAATATTAAATTGCACTCGGCGGTACGAGCTAAAGCACCACAGTGTATTACAATGTCGTAATCTTTTTTAATCAATGAATCTACGCTATCTTCTTTTTCTAGTCCGAACACATTATGATAAGGCTTTAGAGCCTTGTAAATATTACTTCCGATAAAGCCCTTATAACCGGTTATTAAAATATCCATTATTTTATTTTTTTAAGAAAAATGCTAATTTAGTTTCCCCGTAAAACGTTTTACCTAATCTATATAATTTATATTCATCAATATTTTCCGTTAAATATAAATTTTCGTCAGCAGTTAAAAACTCACTAAGAAATTTTTTGTTATCACCATAATTTTCAAATACCTCAACAGTATTTTTATTACCAACATTGTTACCCATATTATAACCATACAAAGTTGTCGTTTGATTCCAGACATCAACATCGCTAGTTTGTAGATCTTCTACCCAATATTGGCCTTTATTTTTTAAAAATTTGAATAGGACTCCTAGTGATATTTGTTGGTGTTCACATACATGTGATCCATCGTCTATTATTATATCAAATTCCATCGATAAATTATTCATAGCATTAAGTAATGAAGTCCGATCTGACTGATCGACGATCATTGTCTTCACCCTATCATTATCCAAATAAGAATATGAGTTTATATCAAACGCGACTATCCTAGCTTTATGAAAATAATCTTCCCACATTTTTAAACTAGGGCCCCCACCTATACCAATTTCTAGTATATTAATATCTAAATTTCTTAAGGGCTCAAAATATTTGTGATATATTTCTGTATACCCTAATCTGGGGCCATGATGCCCTGTCTCCGGAGCTATTGTTCCTTTATCTGAGGCATATTTATTTGCTAATTCAGTTAAATAATTTGACATATATTAAGTTTTTATTTTATTATAAAGATAATCATCGGGTAACAGATATTTCTTTCCTATATCAAAATTTTTAGATATAAATTCTAGCTTATTTAAATATAACTTCTCATCAATATTTGAAATTATGTTATGTAGATCATTAATATTGTCAAATAATAAGATTCCATTTAAATCAAAAAAATCACCAATAGATGGGCACCCCCAATATATCGGGATTGTGCCAGTCATAAAACAATCAATTAATTTTTCAGTAAACCAATAATCTCGTTTACAATTCTCAATTACGATTGAGAATTTATAGTCTCTTAGCCCATCTAATTTATAGTTTATAAAATTATGGCCAATGCCATAGACGTCCATTTTATCCGAAAATTGTTTAATAACATCTTGCCTAAATTTATGGCCTGTAGTATAATTTTTATTTGAGGCAATTATGCTAATATTTTTTGTTTTATTATATACTCTTTGATCTTCAGGCTTTATCCAGCACCCACCAAAAGGGATAAATTCAAATGGTGGGCCTAAATCTAACAAAATTTTTTCATGCGTAAAAATTTTTTTAAAATTGTGTCTTATCGTTAAGATATTTTCATATATTGAGCCGTTTATTTCAAATGGTTCAATTAACCAAGCATATGATATTTCATTGTTTATAGCCAAATGGTATGAGTTATCTGTGTAAACTATCGGAATATCATGCAAGTGATCAATATTTTGCCTATTCCATTCAAATAGTTCTGATTGTTGAAAATCACTACAATAGCCTAGCTCAGAGTGACGAAAAACGTTATCAACAATATTTAATTTATTCATTTTATTAAAAAATCATAATTTATTTCTCTATTCTCTATATCGCTGTAGCCTGTAGACTGCTTTGCAATTGAAGGATAAAAAGAATACACGTCATAATTTTTTTGAATTTCCGCGTATATTACATCAATCGGGTGAGAGTAGGATGACAATTTTTCTATTAATACACTGAACATATTTTTATTAATTATAATAAAGTGAGTTGTAAAACTATGCACTAATTTTAGTACTTTTTCATTTACAATAATAGGGTTTGGTACACCATGCCAGTGATAATTATGATTCCCACCAAAATACAGCATATCCCATTTTTCCGGAAGTTTTTCAAAGTAAGAATCAATATTTAATATTTCATCAGTAAAAACACAGTCGTCTTCAATTATGACAATATTGTTTAAATTGTCATCAATTGCTTTTTTTAAAATTTCGATATTTGTTTTTATTAGGCCGACATTTCCTGGTAATATATTGTGAGGATTTGGTAGTTTTTGCCCGTAATATGCGTCAAAAAATTCAAAATTACCCAAATCATACTTATTTACCTCCGAGATAAAGCTTTCTCGACGATCTGTTCTATGTGGTAAGTTTATACAAAAAACTTTATCAAATTTATCAAATAATTTTTGCATAATTTTATATTAGTGCCTAATAAAATAGGCAATTTCATCTGAAACTGTATAGTTTTCTGTTTTATTTTTAAGTTTTAGAATAAAATCATAATCCTCACCATCTCTATTTGAATCAAAAAATAACCCAGAATATTTATTTTTAAATGAAAATGATATTCCGACATTACCAAATCTAATTGGGTTATCATACAATACGGGAAGAACTAATCCATTAGGATATTTCATTTTCCATATTACGAAATCATAATTATAATATTTTTCAAACAAAAGTTTTGTGTAATCAGGGTGTAATGTATCATCGTCATCAAGGAACCCTACCCACTCTGTTTTAGCTAAACCTAATCCTTTATTCCTAACTAATCCCGATTGTCCATTTCTCTCACCAAACAATCCTATTTTTTCAGAATTAATAACTTGAATTCTATTATCATCATAAGTCTTTCCACTAACACCATCATAAATGATAATACATTTCCAATTTGGATTAGTTTGCCCAAGTAATGAATTAACACTACTATCAAGTGTTGGTCTATTGACCGAAGGTATTATAAAGGTTATTTCATTTTTCATTTGATAAATTATTAATATCTATAGGTAGGTAATTTATATACTTATTAACAAATAACTCTTTAGTTGAAAAAAATTCGTCATTTGGTCTACCTATCGATTCGTGAGTAATGTCAAATGACGATGTAACACCAATTTTTAAACCCTCTAGATAGTTTGGGACACAAAATAGATGGTCATAAAAGTGAAACCTTCCAATGTTTTCGTCAAACATATGTTTTATTTTTCTTTTATCGAACGATATAAATAATCCGTCTATTGTAACAACAGGTATTAATTTATCTTTTTTTTCCGAATATTTGCTTAACCACCTCACTTTACCTTTTGGATGGTGGTATACTTGTCCTACCATAGTACGTGACATTTCTTCCCAGTAGATTCCAGATCTAGGGAAAAACCAAGATCCTGCCTTACCTATTATAGCAAAATCTTGGTTTTCTCTAAAATCATTCAACAGCATTATACCCCATTTGTCACTAAAGTAAACATCGTTATGACAGCAGACTACTACATCATGTTTTGACTCAGAAATACCTCTATTATATATTTGAGCTAATGAAAACTCATTGTTGTTTTGGTATTCAAGGATTTGAACATTGTCTAATCCAACTGTCTTTTCTAAATGTTTCCTGAATTTAGAATTAAACTGAGTATCTTTGTGTGTCGAATATACTATAGTAATCATAAAAGGTTAAACTCCGGTTGACCCAAACCCGTTTTCATTTCTATCTTTATTTCCGCTAGCATCAGCCACTGACTCTACCTGGACAAAATTAACAAATTTACCATTTACCACCGGACATAAAACCGCTTGCGCTATTTTCATTCCTCTATCAATACGGACAGTTTCTTTTGTTGTATTAAACATAATAACAACTACTTCACCAAGATATCCTGAATCAACAGTTCCTGGGGTGTTTAATACTGTTAGCCCCTTATGCAAGGCAAGTCCGCTTTTTGGTCTAACTTGCATTTCTAAGCCTTCAGGTATTGAAAACTTAAGACCTGTTTTAACACCTACTCGTGAGTATGGCATTATTTCCACATCCTCATTAGCTTTTAAATCAAATCCCGAATCAGACTCATACGCATAGTTTGGATCGTCAACATCATCATCTAGTTTTTCATAATTAAATTCAAGTTTTTCTGGTTCCATAAAAGAGCCCATATTACCTGATTGCTCCATTTCACTGATTAATTTCATTAAGTCATTCAGACTTCCTTGATCATTTTGATCATCAAAAAGATTTTTTTCCATTTTTTTTATTCTAAAGATTTTAATTTGTTAATAATTTCAATTAAAACTAAAACATCGCGTTCACAATAATCGCATATTTCTTGTAATCTGTTTTCTTCCCAGTATGCATGATGCACAATATCACCAGTTATTTCACCTAATTTTGATGATTCAACATCTAAGCACGTACACATTAAATCCAAAGATCCTATTGAGGTATACGCACCATACTGCCATATTTCTTTTGTATCTAAGACTTTAACCTCCCAGGGCTTTGTATCGAATGATGGTAAGATATTTGCCGGTCTAATACCATTTATCATCATTCTTTTTGCCATCATGGGTACATCAAAATTTTTCAAATTATGCCCACATAAATAGTAATCTAAAGCAGCCGTTTTATTGAGCATTTTTTGTACATCTAAAAGCAATTTGCGTTCATCATGATCAGCAAGTGTTTGCTTTCTAATGTCTCCGTTATCAGAAACAAATGCAACGCTAACACAAATTATTTTTGCGAATTCTGGTGTAAGTGCCGCTCTTTTTTTAAAGACATGATTATACATTTCAATTTTGTTAGCTTCCTCATCACTACCATTTAATTCTAACTTATCTTCAGGAAACCTCTTTAAAAACCAATCAAAATATCCTTCAAACTGTTTTGCAATTTTAGGATATTTTATTTCACACTCACTATAATCTCGGCATAAGCCAACAGTTTCAATATCTAGGAATAGTAGCTTAGTTAACGGTATCTTAATCATCTTATTTTATTATTGATTTGTAAAATTCTGCTCTTTGTTTTGTCACGATATTTAAATCGTACATGTCTTTGACAGAATTATATAGATTTTCTCCGAGATCTTCAACCATGTTTCTATTATTTAATAATAATTTTATGGATTTAAACCAATCGGAGTGATTTCTATTTTCATCTACAAGTAGAGCATTGCCATCAATAAATTTTCCGTTAACTACACTATGTTTTAAGTCGATAGTATAAGGGCCAATATTAGACGCAATTAATGCTTTTTTATAAAATCCTGCTTCAATAACTTTTAACTGAGATTTAAATCTATTAAAAGCAGTATTCTTTATAGGTGCCAAAGAAACATCAAATTTAGAGTAGTTTTTTGCATACAATTGTACGGGCCTAGTCCATACTCTCATGTATGGCTCATTAATCTCTCCTGGGTAGTCTTCTTCTTTATACGTCTTAAGAAAATTTATATATTTTTCAGGTAGCCCGAAATAGTTATTGGTGATTATTTCTTCATATTTTGCCCAAACTGTTTCCTCAGGCCTCATGGCCCTTTGAGTTTGTTTCTTTGTCTCGTTATTTATTTCTGTAACAGTCCCTCTCGTATCAAAACCGCACAAATAAAATTGTAACTTACTTCTTTCGTCTAAAGTAAATTTCGCAAATGATGATTCTAGCAGCTTTATGTCGTGCAAGTGTGATGATCCGCCAAGCCAACCAACCCTAAGTTTTTCGCTAGGCTTTGTTGTTTCCTTAAATTGGATCTCATTTGGATCTATAGCATTAGGGAATATAACTACATTTTTGTTATACTTACCAATCTCTGTAGCAAAAATCTTTGTTGTAGTTGTTACGTAATTTGCTGCACGTAAATTATTTGTGATTTTTTTACCGATATTTTCTTGGACAATTAAAGTATAAAGAGGATGTTCGTACCCTGGCATCCAATAATCATCTAAATCAATAATAACAATAACGCCAAGAGTATTTATCTTTTTAATAAGTTCTGGTGTCCTTTCAATATCATGTCCTATAGACCTATGAGCGTGAACTATATGAAAATCTTTAAAGTAATTTAAATCTGATAAATTGGGATTATAATCAATAGTGACGTGGAAATCATCTGGGTACATGTTTTGTAGTTTAACATGAGGGTCTACAGACCTATATTTTCCAACGCCACTTTTATCGCTAGGTAATACTAATATTTTAATTTTTTCCATAATTAAATATAGATTTAATTATGGTTATTATAAAGAATAAAGCCTCATATTTTATTATGAGGCTTTATTTTTTTAATCTTCGTCACTTTACCTTCAAAAACATGTTGTCCGACTCTTAGAGATAACATGTCTGAGGTTTTTTGAGCCCCTTCATATAGCAATCCGTTTTCTGCTAATATTTCAGTTAAAACTTCTTTTAACATAGATCTTAACTCAGAATTGTTTGCAACGGGAGTGCTTACCTTTCTTTCTTGTATTTGAGGCTTATTATTCCCCATTAATTTGTTCGCCCTATCAACCAATTCATCTGACAATACAGATTTAGTCTGAATTGGCTCTGGACCATTAATAGGGTGCTCAATCATTAATCTTTTGATCTCATCAGGTAATTTAGATTGTAAAACCCTATCTCTAGTTGGTAAATTAGATTTATTAACAACTTGTGGCTCGTCTATTGAAACGTCATCAGGTAAATTGTATCTGACGTTAGGTTGATTATACTCTTCAAGAACAGGTGCTTTTTTACCCCCATTTTCTTTATTATTTTTACCAATGGTTTCATGTTTATCCATGATCGCTTTAGCAACTTTTAATTTTTCCATTAAATCACTCATATTAAGCAGTTTGCGGTTGTAAGTTTTCAAATTTAGCGTTAACTAGAACTCTAACCATAGAGTCGTCACCATTAAAATTATAATTAGGTCTAGGTTCGTTGTAAATATCACCAGTAGGATTTGCGGATAGAATTTTATCTAATCTAAACAATCTCCAACTAGGTAATGGTTGTTTACCCAAATAAGCAGTATGTGAAGCACCTTCTGAATCCCAAGCTCTTAAAACCCTGTTACCAGCTTTGCTTATTCCTAAGCAAACAGGCTCTATTTGACGCAATCCATTACCTCCAGGTTCATCACCCTGGTAATTTATAATTAATACTTTTCGTTTTCGTATGGCGTCAATAATAACGTCCATAGAAACTTCTTCTAATATTATACTTTTAAAGATGTTAAATAATTTCATTAGAAGTCTGGATATGTATTAACGCTACTAAATTTATTTATTACAATTTCTTTTTTACGTTCAACGTTATCAATATTATTACCGGCAATTGGGTTATAAACATCTAAAAAATTACCAGTTCCTTTACCTTGTTCATCACCAGTAGCTAACGCATCTGGATTTGTTGAAGAATATTGGTTAGCTAGATTATAATCGTTTCTAGCAAACAATTTTTGTCTTTCTTGTTCAGCGATATTAGACAATGCATTATCTTCAGTTTGTGTTGTGTCTATAGGCTCTAACGGTACCATATCAAATTATTTTTATTAGTTCATTTATTCTTTCAACATCTTCCTTAAGTTTATTACCATGCTCTTTTGATGGTCTATTTAATGTTGTTAAGTCAATTTTATTATGTGTTTTATTATATTGATTATCTAAAGCTGTTATCGATCTAACGTCTTTCATTGTCTCGATTGAAGATCGATTAGAATTTAATGTTTGGTTTATCCAACTTAAAAACTGATCCCCACCTAATTGTTGTTTTTCACCCCCAACTTCCATTCTATGTTTTAACTTTTTCAACAATTGGTAAGTTATCTTCTTTTTTTCTAATAAATTCTGAATTGTTTTTTCGTCCTTAAAATTTGTTAAATAATTTAAGTACGTTTCAGGAATATCGAATTCTTTATTATATAGTTCACGATTCACGTTTAAGCATTTTAATTAAATCGTTTATTGTTAGGCCCTCTTTTTCTGCCATAACTTTTAATGCTTTAACATTTTTCGTTATAAATTTAGTCGATTCAGATGTACCTTTTTTATTTATATCTAAGTTTTTAGATTTTTTATTTAACACTATTTCTTCTGCCATAGCTCTTAATTCATCTTCAGAAAGAGTTTGTCTATCGATATAACCTTTTTTATCTCTAATTTTTTTAGGGGTATTCTTTTTACGCTCACCAGTAGGATCTTTACCAAATTGTATAGTTCTATTTGCCGCATCTTCTGGATCTAACTCCATTTTATCTACAAGGTATTCGTAAGTTTCTTTACCATCCATATCTTTAGTCTCCTCAAAACCAAAAGTACCTGAAAAATCAACCTCGGTTAATTCTGGCTCTATTGATTCACCGTAATACTTACGGTAGCCTCTAGTAACAGGATTATTTACCATTGTGGCCATAGTAATAGTAACATCAGTAGTTTTTTTAGGTGTTAAACCCATATTTAGAATGGGAACTCTAGAGTTATTTAACGTACCATCAGTATCAATTAATTCCTCTAACTCTTTTTTAGGTACGTCTTTAAAATATCTTTTTACATCGGTTTTTGTTTTTGCCTTCTTATCTTTAACAATTCGTTTCATCCTATTTTTAACTGATGATGAGTGTTTTTTGTCAAAATCAATCTTTTCATCACGTTTTCTAGATTCTGTTAACGTGTTTTCAACTGAGTAATATAAAGACAGGCGATCTTCTTTTTCAACTAAAAAAAAGTAATAAGGCTTTATATAATATTCTTTATTATATTTAATCATATATCATAGTATTATCACTAATAAATATTGAGTTATGTTGTATTTATTACATATATGTCGTATATAAATATAAATCAATTTAATTTTAGGAATTGGTATCTAAATGGCGTAAACAAAACTCTTGATTTTACTCTGTTAGATAATTACGAGGCTATAAACCAAGAGGTAATATTCTCAGATAATATTATTTCCGTTGATGATGGCAATAAATTACCAATACATTTTGATTTAAATAGTTCTGGAACTAGTGAACAATATATTTTAGATTATGGTGAGTATAACGAATATAATAATTTAATATCTTTAAATTATTATAATCCAGATAATTACGACGTTTCCTGCAATTCAGCCACAACAATATGTGATATTGGATTAACCGGCATTGATAATGGATTAGTTGATCAAATGACTGGGGTTACGATTAGTATAACTAAAGGCTTACTACCAGATTCTGAGAAATTTGACAGGTTATCTTTTGATCGCAGACTAAAATTGCATCAAGTTACTGGCCACACGTTAAGCCCTAATTTAAGGTTTTCAGGATTAAATTATAATATAGCATATGAAGTAGTATCATACAATGATCCAACTGTTGGTATATACCATGAATTATATGGGGGATTTTACCAGGGATTTTATAAGTTGTTCAGTTATGATTATGAAATATTCCCGGAAAGAGTACATAAAGGCTGGACTGTTGAACTTTTGTTAAAGCCTAGGTTAGTTGATTTATATACACCACCTTCTGGATTTACAACACTAAATCAAGTGTATCCTAATAATAAAAACACATTTTTTTATTTAGGTGCTAGGGCTGAGAATAAATATTATCATTACGCTAACCTAAACCCTACCGGCGACACAGGATATACTAGAGTTACTGAGGCATTAACATGTTTAAAAACATGTGCTTGTTCTGATACCGGGATAACAAATTCTAATTGTATATCTGTATATCAACCAGCGGATGAAATCAGTTCGCATGGTGTAAATTGTGATTGTGGTTGCAATATAACAGCACAAACCTCAATTTCACCTGAGAAAGATCCGTTATTAGATAGTATATCTAATGCAATTTCTTTTAAATTTTCTGGTGATCCAGGTAATCCTAAAATATGTGTTAGGATTTTGCGATTTACAGGTGATTGTGTTACCACAGGATCTTGCGAAACAACAGGAATAACATATCAAACAGGATATACAATACAAAATTATTGCACAGAAAAATCTATATATGATATTTGTGCAACTGAAGATCCTAATTTCATATTAAGAGAACATTGGGTTTTACTTAATTTTATTTGGGAAAGATATACGTGGTTCGATGAATGCGATCTAAAATACCGAGGTGGTTTAGATATTATTACTCGTAATCCATATCTGTTATCAGAACTGGGTAAAACTGTAGAATTAATTGGTCCGCCGATAACAAATGGTCAAGAAGTTGCCAAAAAGCTAGAAATAGTTGAATTAAACGAAAATTGGTTACAAGAGAATAAATACAGAAGGGGTAAATTAAAAATTTACGTTAATGGTAGGCTTTTTGAGACATTTGAAGATGTTGAAGAAATTATACCTAGAGGTTTAAGCACCGAAAAAGAACGACAAGTAGGAGTTCCATTTAATGTATCATGGGGCGGTGGCACACAAGGGTTACATGATAACCTGACATTTACTGGTTGCCCTGCAACATTAAGTGGGGTTACATATCAGCAAGACCCAGAATGCTTTCCAAATAATATACTAAGTGGTACAACACTATCTGGGTTATCTACGAATATATTATTAGAACAAAACTTCGGAGGTTCTTTTGATGGGGCCATATCTCAATTCAGGATGTATACGTCTGCTTTAGGTGGTGATGAGATTAAGCATAATTTTTTATTGTTAAAAAACAAATTTGGGTTATTAAATTTCGATTGTCCAGATTGTGTAATTATTTTACCAACAGCTACACCAACAGCTACACCGACTGAAACACCGACTGAAACTCCAACAGCTACACCGACTGAAACGCCAACAGCTACACCGACTGAAACACCGACTGAAACACCGACTGAAACGCCAACAGCTACACTGACTGAAACACCGACTGAAACACCGACTGAAACGCCAACAGCTACACCGACTGAAACACCGACTGAAACACCGACTGAAACGCCAACAGCTACACTGACTGAAACACCGACTGAAACACCGACTGAAACGCCA